ATTTTTATCAAACGTAATATCTTCAGAGTATTCATCATTAATAAATGCGTACTGAAAGTTGGTTAGTCCGTAGAACTGAAAACCACTAACATCCCTATATCGCTTAATGAATTGATTGCATTCAGACATTGACTCGAAGTCAATGCGATCAACTATCTTACCATCAAGAGTGCGATAGTCGCTTTGCTTGGTCTTAGATGATACAAATAGGTAGGGCTGATATTTCACCTTTCTAGTAATCTTCTGGCCATTCTCATAACCCCGTACAAGAATATGATCGAAATGCCTAGCAACGTTAGTATAGAATCTCATTAAACCCTCCATTTATAGTACATTATATAACACATAGCAAAAAATATCAATAAAAAAAGAGGGGCTTTCGCCCCTCTTATCAGCACTTACTCATATAGAGCAAGTTCATATTAAGTGTACCAAGGTGTCGCATTCTATCTTCTGATTCCTTAACTGTGTTAGCTGAATCAATAAAACGCTCATACCCGGCTCTGGCTTCGAAAAAGCCTCTTATCTTATTAATTATAGTAGACATCTTAGCCCTTGAGAACCTGCTTTTCGCTCTTTGGTTCAGCAGAGTCCTTAATATCTACCTTACGTGGCTTCTTATGATCTGGGATAATATTCTCGAGCCAGATCTTTAGAATGCCATTAACCATCTCAGCACCCTCTACTTCAATAGTATCAGCAAGAGTGAAAGCACGCTGGAATGAACGATTAGCAATACCCTTGTATAGAATATTGGCTAGGTTCTTTTCATCACTGTCAAGCTTGCCAGAGACGACTAGCTTGCCATCAACAAGTTCAATCTCAATATTCTGCTTGCCGAAACCAGCAACAGCCATTTCGATTACGTACTTGTTTTCGTCTACTTTTACAATGTCGTATGGGGGATAGTTAGCTACTTTTAGAGTATTGTTAGCAATATCTGAAAAGCGCTTGAATGTGTCTTCGAACCCAACAGCAAACGGGGTCCAATTAGGTAGTAATTGAGTCATGTTAGCCTCCTTAAAGCAAGGTTAATATTACAAGCCCATTATGGCGCTTGCATAGTATTTATATATTAGCCTTGCTTTTGAGGCAACTTACTTTTTGGGCTTGCGACCTTTGACAGCAGCCTTTGCCTTTTCTTCAGCAACTGCTACTTTCTTCTTGGCTTCTTGCTTCACTTCAGCAACCTTAGTCTCTACTGCAGCAGCAGCTTCTTTAACTTCCTGCTTTGCAATAACGACAACGTCTTGAGCTGCCTGCTCAACCTTCTTGGCAGTCTCAACTAGATCCTTCTCTAGTTCATCAACTACCTTCTTTGCAGAGTCTACAGAATTCTTGTTTTTCTTGGCATACCAGTAAACACCATAGCACGCCGCAGCCAAAACCGCTAGTGTAATTAAAACATCCATTTTATTTCTCCTTTGGAAAAAGAACCCTTTTCAATTCAGGCTCTCTATAGTTAGGACCCTTCATAACCTTACCATAAGAGTTTTTAATGGCTTTGCCATCAGGTCCGAGTTTAGTCATATTTGAGGAATGAACCTCGTCAAAGCAGGCATCTAGATTAACTCCAAATGTATGTCCTGCTCCATATACAACATATAGCAAATCTGTTAACGCGTCCGCTACTTCTACAATATCATTATATGCAATTGCTTCTTCAAGCTCTTGCAGTTCTTCTCTAATAAGTTTTACTCTAAGAAATGTAACATCTGGGTCAAGCGGAAATTTAGGGTTAGTCTCAATGTCCTGATCACATGCTTCCATAAAATCACGGACTTTATCAAAGTTGGTTTTCATTTTAATTCCTTACATTGCGACCAATATTATACTTAGGTACAAGCTGCCAATCAGCTTTTTCTTTATATGAAAGTACTTTAATTTGACTTAGAGGTGCGATAGGCTCTACAGTTATTTGGGGTTCCATAATCTTAATAAGGCCCCATTCCTGTAGAAGATTAGCAATAGTATTTCGCCTTGCTAAATCCTTCTCATCGAAGTCAGCAGGGCGACCATCAAGTTTAAATAGTTCTTTAAAATGTACAAGGTAGTATTTACCTTGCTTGTGAAGAATATGGCAAGATTGAAAAACTACTTTTTCTTTCTTAGAAGCTACACCAATTCTAGTAAGAGTTTCTTTTACCTTAAGAAAATCTTCGTTATTTTTTAGTGTTATCTCAACAAGCCCGTCAACTTTAGCATTCATCTATCCACCCTTTTGCAATCTCTGTTTTATTATGTTTAGTTGAGATTTAGATAGAATTGATAGAGCTTGTTTTGCTTTCTTATTACTGTAGCCATAATACTGCTTAACAATTTCTAAATTCTCATCATCCACTCTCTTCACCCATTTCGCATAACGCTTCATTGGACGAATACTATTTAGATAATATTCAAACTGGAGCTTAGGATCTAGATGATGCAGTCTATTCATCTCATTTGCATAGAACAAACAATCAGGATATAGAGTTAGTGCCTTATTAACAATATAAGGTGTATAGTCTTTTTGAGATTGTTCAGGATCTTCGTTGAATAGATTTTTCTTATTATATGATATTGAATTAACAAAGTCAAACGGAGTCATTACTTAAACTCCGCTTCACTCATAATCTCGATCAGGCAAGCCATAATATTTATTTCCTGATCTGCAACAAAAGCATTCTTATACTGGTAGTCAGCGAGGGTTACGATTAATTGCGGAAGTGATTGAGGTCTAATAGCCTCACTTGCATTATCGTAAATAGCTCTAAAGAACGTACTTGCGTCAATATCACTATTCTCACTAACCCAGGTCCTTACTTCCTTGAAGTTCTTACTCTTCATGGAAGAGAATAAAGTCTTGATATTACTATCAAACTGATTAGCTAGAATACCAGAGTCAATTTTACCTACAGCACTATAACGCTGCAGTTCATTAAGTACACGCCTGAAGTCCGGGAAGTGCTTGGTTACAACCTCTGCAACTACCTTTTCCTCATACTCAACATTTTCTGACTTAAGTACATTGCATACCCGCTTAAAAAAGCATGCTGCAATTTTCGGCTTCTCTTCCTTAGTGATCTTAAATTCAACAACCGAACACCTAGAATGTAGAGGTTCAATAATTCGATTCTTGAAATTACAAGTGAGAATAAAGCCGCAGTTCTTACTAAACTCTTCCATAAAGTTACGAAGAGCCGGTTGAGTTGAATTTGCGTTTAGATAATCAGCCTCGTCGAGAATAACGTACTTACGAGAATTAGTAAACGAGACAGTAGAAGCAAAGTTCTTAATGTCAGTTCTTAGTGTATCAATATTACCATTCATAGAACCGTTAATGATAATATAATCACATCCAATTTCCTCAAGCATAGCTCGAGCAACGGAAGTCTTACCAGTACCTGCTGTACCACAAAGTAGCAGGTTAGGCACTTCTTTATTATCTACAAATTGTTGGAATGCTTTCTTAAGATTGCTGGGTATAACACAATCTTGTACAGTCTTAGGCCTATACTTCTCTACCCATAGAAACTCTTTCACTTTTCACCTCATCATAATATAAAAAATGGCGGAAAGGGTGAGATTCGAACTCACGGATCCTTGCGGATCGGCTGATTTCAAGTCAGCTGGGTTAAACCACTCCCCCACCTTTCCAATGGTGCCCGCAGAGAGATTTGAACTCCCGGCCTATCGCTTACAAGGCGATTGCACTACCACTGTGCTATACGGGCGATGCTTCCTGATGGTTCTGACCCACCGACCTGAGCGTTATCAACACCCTGCTCTACCAGCTGAGCTAAGGAAGCAAGCATTTGGCTTGGGCTAACTGCACATCTACGACGAACAGCTTAATCTCTTACCGTACCCCCAAGCAGTACGGCCGTATTACTACCACAAGCAAGTCTTTCGACTTGAGCCTTGAATCCAGGGTAGAAACCAGACTCAGACTTACCTCCCCATCAGGAGGATTTTGGCTGGCCAGGCAGGGCTCGAACCTGCGACCCGGTGATTAACAGTCACCTGCTCTGCCGACTGAGCTACTGACCAATTTTACTTAATTTAGGCAGCCGTAGTCATGCCAAGGGTTTCAGCACCAAGCATAGCAAAGGCAGCAGCTACCATAGAACGAGTAGGAGTACCGAGGCGATACTTATTCGTGGTTTCACCCTTTGAATTTACGCGACGATTCAGATAAATCGCATAGCCTTGCTCACGAAGAGCACGAACAAGACCACGACCGCTAGCTACAGAGTAGCGAGATTCGATCTGACGAGCAGTTAGTTCTTCACCAGAGCGAAGAGCGTTAAGTAGACGAGTAGATGCAGTCATAATATATTTCCTTTTTAGGTTCACAGCACATACGCTGTATTGTCAATATCGTGTATAGTGAGAAAAAAATCAAGACGCTTTAGACGCAATCCAATATGTAATGTCGGGCGCCTTAAACTGTACGAATGGATTACCTGATACTGTAACCACATAGTCTCTATTAAGAAGCTTGAAGTGCTCAAGCTTAAAAGAGATCTTAAAAGAGTTGGAAGTTTCACCCACCTTAATCTGATAGTTATCAGAAGTAGAATTTGCTTCGTTACTAGCATAGATGAGAATATCATCCATACCCTCTTCCGACTTAATAGTAATATCAGACAGTTCCAGAATACTAGCAACCTTAATGACATTACTTAGTACGTTATATTCTAGCATGAACTCAGCAAGCACATCATCTACAGGAAGTTCCTTATAGGGAGATGCTTTAATCATCGATAGTTCTGCGTAAGTGTAATTGATCTTACTGTTATTTGTCTTAATGACTAGTTGCTTATCACCAAGTTCAATATCGCAGTTCGGCATCGCCGATAAAGCTCCAATGAACTTGCTGAGTTCGTAGATAGCAAAGTCTCGAGGAATTTCTTCCTCGATATTTGCCAATGCTAGCATAGTATGGTCTTTATCAATCGTAGAAATTACATTCCCGGGCTTAAATGCCATGGAAGGATTGATATTGTTGAAGCTCTTTAAAATTTCAAGAGTCTTCTGACTTAACTTCATTACTTCTTACTCCCGAGCTTTGCTGCATCTGCAGTTGCTGAGGCTCCGATACTAGCCAGGTCAGCTAGCGATCCGCCAAAGATCATCATACCGACATGTTGGGTTTGCATCCAGGGGCAAAGCCAAATTTTACCGCCGGCCCTTCTAAGGTGTTGACAAAACATGTAATCTTCGGAAAGATAGCGCTTGGAATCAGGGTCGATAATACAGTCAAAATAGGCCATAATCTCCCTAGACCCGTCAAAGTGCTGAGTACGAATATGATCTGGCCTGTATTTCTGCTCGGGATACTTCTCTTCATAAAGTTCGAACGCACGACGACGAATCATCATAAAGCCAGTTCCTAGCTCGAGCACTTCTGCAGGCTCACCAATAGGAATAGCACCATTACCTGATACGGGATTGAATACGTAATCACCAACATACTTGTCTAGTACGTTAGGATCTTCATCCGCCATACCTTTATCTACTGCCTGCTTCACCTTCTCCCATGAGATACACTTCTTAGGATAAGGTCCACCGATTACATCATATGGTGAATCATCTGACTGAAGAGCCATAAGAGTAATGATATCGTTAGGATTGAATCCAATATCACTATCGATAAACATCATATGTGTACAATCACTACGGAGGAATTCATCGCAGCAATAGTTTCTCGCACGTGTGATAAGAGATTCATTGAATAAGAAGTAGTGTCTTAGTTCAATACCGTACTTAACACAGAGACCGGTTAGATCAGCAATAGATCTGGTAAACATACCAGCGCACTGACCACCATACATTGGAGTAGCTACGAATAACTTACGCTTACGTAATTCCTCAAGACTAATTTTAATTTCCATTACAACCTCACTTGGTGTTTATAGCAACATATTATATAGTGATATGACACCTGGTTTTGATTTTTAATTTACGAATACCTAAAAATGAGTTGCAGTT